TTTTCTACTTCGGCGCGTACGACACCTCGTCGAACACGGGCTCGAACGTCGGCGCGCGACTCCTTTTCCACCCCTAATGGGGGACCGGGGGCCGCAGCCCCCGGAGCTTTCCCGCCTGCACCAGCTGGCGGCATAAGCGCAAGCCCAAAAGCTGAATGGGGTACGGGGCGAAGCCCCGTCGACACGATTTTTGAAAATAACGTATTCTGTTATTTTCTCCCGTTTTTCCGTATGCGTGGCAGGCCGGAGGTATAATTATCTCCGGGACTGTCTGCGCCATGCGCCGAGGGCTTGATTTCTACGCCAACTACAACTCTGGCTGGCGTGTCCTCTTTGTGGGTGGCAACTGGAACAATGGCGGCAATGCCGGCCTTTTCTACTTCAACGCGAACAACACCTCGTCGAACACGAACTCGAACGTCGGCGCGCGACTACTTGTTTTTCTTTTGACTGGCGCAGGCTTTCCCTCACCGCTTGGTGAAAATATTGCCGCATAGGACGGGGTTTAGTAGGCTTCGGCTCGAATAACCTCGCAGGCAAACAAGGACGGAGGGAAAATCCTATGCCGAAACGAGTCGGCTATCTCTACGACAAGATGGTTGACCGGGGCTTCATTCGCGCTGTCATTCAGGAGGCGGCAAAGGGGCGCCGGAGTCGTAAAGACATCGCCCCTGTGTTGGCGGACCTGGACGGGTATGTCGAAAAGACCTATGAGCTGGTCGCAACCGAGAGCTTTGTACCGTCCGAGCCGAAGATCCGCGAGATCTATGATGAGAGCAGCGAGAAACACCGTAAGATCAAGATGGTCCCATTCTGGCCGGACGGCGTGATCCAATGGATGCTGGTGACGGCCATGAAACCGGTGCTTATGCGCGGGATGCACCCGTGGTCCTGCGCGTCGATTCCCGGACGCGGTGGAAAGCGAATCCACAAGAAGATCCGCGGCGCGCTCCGCAACGACCCGAAGGGGACGAAGTACGCCGCGGAGCTGGACGTCGCACAGTATTACCCCAGCATCTCCGGCAAGCGGCTGATCTGGGCGCTGGCGCGGAAGATCAAGGACAAACGCTTTCTGCGGACGGTCTATTCCATCATCGAATCCTGCGGCGGCGGGCTGGCTATCGGGTATTACATCTGCCAATGGCTGGCGAACTTTTATCTGGAGCCGCTGGACAGGTACATCATGACGCTGCCGGGCGTGAAGTATATGACCCGCTACATGGACAACATCACCCTGCTCGGGCCGAATAAGAAGCAGCTACACAAGGCACGGAAGCTGATCGCCGCGTTCATGCAGCAGCGGCTCGGCCTGTCCATGAAAGCGAACTGGCAGATCTATCCCACGGCAAAGCGCATGGTGAGCGCGGTCGGCTACCGCTTTTCCCGCACTCATGTCATTCTGCGCAAGCGGAATTTCCTGCGCTTCACCCGGCAATGCCGCCGCGTCAAGAAACGGCTTGACGCCGGGAAGCCTATCATGTTCGCCCAGGCCTCCGGGCTGCTAAGCCGCGCCGGGCAACTGAAGCACTGCAATAGTCATACAATTCGGGTGAAGTACATTGACCCGATTGGAGTAAAACATCTGAAGGAGGTCGTGCGAAATGAGAGTAAGAGGCGACAACGCGCCCAGCAACGCTTTCTCGCTGGAGGAGCAGCCTAATAAGCCGGGGGTAGCCCTGGTACGCTTCTATGAGAACGCCGAGCCGTTTGAGGAAAAGCGTGACGAGCTGACCATCAGCGGGTGGGTGTACGACGAATATCACCTGGAGCTGAATATGTACGACGGCCTGAGTGAAGACATCCTCGGCAACTATGCCGGTTATCTGGCGCAAGCCAAGCTGCACGAGGCGGAGGGTAAGACGATCCCCTCCCTGCAGCAGCAGGTAGCCGACCTGGAGACCGACAAGGCGGCATTGACGGAAAAGGTGACGAGCCTTGAGGGGCAGGTCACCGATACGCAGATGGCGCTATGCGATGTCTACGAACAGATCGTCGCCGTGACATCTACAACAGGAGGCGCGTAACTGATGGCGAGCAATTACATGGTGAAGGTCTACGCAGACCTGATCCGCAAAGGAAAAAAGACGATTGAGGAAGTTCCCGACCAGCTGCGAGCAGCCGTCCGGGAAATCCTCGAAAATAGCAAGAATGGAGCTGAGGGCTTATGAAAAGCCTTCGGCTCCTTCTTTTATACATTCTGATGGGAAAGGAGGTAGCAGTTATGGCAGTTGTCTACGCGACCCTGATTGTCAAGGGCAAGAAGACCATCGACCAGGTTCCGAGCCTGATTCGGAAGCAGGTCGAGGAGATCCTGGCAGATCTCGAAGTCACCGTCTGACCACGGCATTGATACGGAGGGCAGCTCCTTTGCGGGGGCTGCCCTTCTTATCACGCGCAGAGGAGGATTGAGAGATGACGCTCAAGGAGATTTTGTTTGGTGGGGGAAGTGCGCTGTTTGTGCTGCTGACGCTGCTCCAGCTCGCCCCCATCAAAATCAATCCGTGGTCTGCAATAGCAAAGGCTTTCGGGCGCGCTATCAACAGCGAGGTCTTGGAGAAGGTCGGAAAGCTCGAAAGCGAGCTGCAGTGCGTTCGGTCTGGCATGGCCGAGGAAAAGGCCGTCAACTGCCGGGCGCGCATTCTACGCTTCGGCGATGAATGTCTCCACGGCGAGCGCCACACCAAAGATCATTTCGACCAAACGCTCCGGGACATCGCCGCCTACGAACGATACTGCGAGGATCACCCGGAGTTTGAAAACAATGTAACAGAGCTGACCAGTGACCGGATCAAGACGATATATCGCCGGTGCTTGGACAGCAACGACTTTTTGCAATAAGGAGGAGTCACCGTGAATTTTCTGGATATGGCAAGTATCCGGCTGGCCGTCGGACTGGTGCTTCTGATCGCCGCCAATATCGCCCTCGGCTCCATCAACGCCATTATCGCCTGCGAATGGGATCTGGTAAAGTTCCGCAACGGCTGCATCAAGGGCGGCGTGATCGCTCTGGCGCTGATTGCGGTCTACTTCGCCGGGTACCTCAACCCTGATCTGATGGTGGTGGAGGTGAGCGGCCAAACTGTGAATCTGATGACAGCGGTGTCGCTGGTCATGCTGGCGGCATTCACGGCCTATGCCGTTGATGTGATTGGCAAGCTGAAAGATATGCTGCTGACCGCAACGCCCGGCACAGATCAGACACCGGCCGCGCTGCCGGAGGAAAAGACTGATGAAGCCCCCGACGCCCCGAAGGAGGAATGACCCATGACCGCTATTGAGCGAGTGATCGCCACGGCCAGAGCCGAGATCGGCTACATCGAAAAGGCCACCAACTCCCAGCTGGAAGACAAGACTGCCAACGCCGGTAGCGGGAACTGGACGAAGTATGCCGCATTTCTCGACGGCCTCGGCGTCTACAACTTCCCGAAAAACGGCTACGCCTGGTGCGATATGTTCGTTGATTGGTGCTATATCACGACCTTCGTTCTTGGCGTCGCCATGAAGATGACGAATCAGCCGATGGGCGGGTACGGCGCCGGCTGCACTCAGTCGGCAGGCTATTATCGTGCGGTCGGCCGTTTCCACAAGAGCAACCCCCAGCCGGGGGATCAGATTTTCTTCACCAAAGACGGGGGAAAATCCATGTATCACACCGGCCTCGTCGAGAAGGTGTCCGGCGGCAGGGTATATACCATCGAAGGGAATACCTCCAGCGCCCCCGGCGTCGTTCCGAACGGCGGCATGGTGCGCAACAAAAGCTATTCGATCAACTATGCGCAAATCGGCGGCTACGGTACTCCGGACTGGTCGCTCGTAAAGGAGGAAGAAGAAATGGCAGAGATCACTCAGGACAAATTCAACGAAATGTTCAAGGTCGCCATGAACGCCTACCGCGCGGAATTGCAGGACAATGACTGCGGCAATTTCAGCGCGGACGGCCGAAAGTTCGTTGAGGAAACCGGCCTGCTGGTCGGCGGCAGCAAGCTCCCCAACGGCGAGGCGAATTTCATGTGGCAGGACTTCCTGACCCGCGAGCAATTCGCAACCGTCCTCTACCGCTTCGCCCAGAAGTTTGGGCTGAGCTGATGGCAAGGCGCAAGCGCAGAGCCGCGAAGAAGCGCAAGGTCGAATGGAGCAAGGTCGTGTGCTTGCTGGCGATGCTGGCCGGTCTGCTGATCGTTCAAGAATGCCTGTTCCTCATGTATCTGTGTATCAAAAGCGGCTATACCGCCGCAGCTGCATGGCTTACTGCCGCCACCGGCGTTGGCGAGGCAATCATCATCGCCGGAGCAAACGGCTACCTCTCGCTTGCGAAGTCCGACCACAAGCGCGGCGGGATCACCTTTGAGGCAGCCAAGGCAAACAACTTCCGGACCGACACGGAGGACAATGGCAGCATTGACAGCCCCGCCATCTGAATACCGCCCACACAACGAAAGCCCCCTCGCAGGATTTCACCGTCCTGTCGAGGGGGCTTTTTCTGTTTTCCGGCGCTTTCGCGTTTACGGGGGCGTAGGAGCGTTTTTCGCATTTGGGTGGGCGTCTACCCTCCCACGCCACAAAGGTGGTGTTGCAACTCGCCTACGGCGGCGAGAGAGGTGCTTGCGCGTGGCCGCTGCGCTTTCCTTTCAAAAATCCCATGTGTCCCGCTCCGGAACGAACTCAATGATCGTTCCCTCCGGCACAGGGTCGCAGGGCTCGCCGTCAAAGGCGTTGCCCTGCTTCGTGCAGATGTCTGCCGGTCTGCTCCGGCGCGGGTCGACATCGACATAGAGCTGACCGTCGCACTCGTAGACGGGGCGATCCCAGCTGTCGCGGCCTCTGTGTTCCAGCCGCAACACTGGCGCGGCGCAGAACTCCTCGTAGCTCATGTGGCCCTCCGCTTTCATCGCGGCACTGGCAGCGGCCAGCTCCTCGGGCGTCCAAGATTTACTCATGCTCAATAGTCCTCCTCGATACATTCGTCTGCTTCGGTATAATAAGCACCGTCATAGCCTTTTCCCATGACTTTATCATAGCAGTCGAAACACACCAGCCGGAAAGTGATGCCGTGGCAATCCCGAGTGAAGTCCATGTCCTCCCGCTGAAACTCTTTCCCGCAAACCGGGCAAGTCAGCTTCGGCATATCTTCCAATGTCCAATCTTTGCTCATATTAGCACCTCTCATATTTCCGTTCGATACTGCGCATCAGATTCAAGACATCCTGCGCGAAGGGATATTCGCCCGTGTTGTCCCGCACGACCTCTGATAGAAAGCTTCGCAGTTCCCGCCAGCACTCTGTGTAGAACATCAGCTCGTCGTCACGCTTCACACTCACTGCCACCTTCCTCCATGCGCCAGTTTTCTGGCGCGGCGACGATAGCCCATGCGGTCAGCGGAGTTATGCTGTCCATCATGTCCTCCAAGGCCTCCTGCATTCCGCAGGCATCACAGATATAGACCGTGGCCCTTCGGCTTAGAGCGTTGCGCGTGACGCTCTCCGCGTCCATCGTCATCTTCCCGCAGCGGGGGCAGGCAAAATGCCCGCCCTGCTGCTTCTTGCTGAATTCAGCAACGAGAATCCGCGCCAGCGTTTCCTCGTGTGTCTCGACACTCTCGATTTCCCACACCTCGCGGTCGTCGATCCGGCCATCGGCTTGAGCCTTTTCCTGCGCCTGCCGCTGATCTGCCGCGAATACGGCGGCGGTGACCCGCTGGTCGTTGTCACGATTGCGATAAGTGACCGTCCAAGACCTGTTCTCCATGGCGTACCTCACTTTCTGTTGTGCAGGTCTTCGATCTCGTCGAGGGTTGCCAGTTTGACATCGAGGGTATCAATGACTTCCTGGCAATGCCCGGCAATATCGAGGGCCTGACCCTCAAGCGCCTTTTCCTGCATCTCGCGGTGCTTCTCCTTGTCGGCTTGAATGCCCTTGCGTGCCCAGCCGAGAATTTCAAGATAAGTCATAGCCATTTCCTTTCTCCCCGTCGCGCCGATAGGCCAGCTTTGATTTACAGCTTGCAGAGGTCTTTGAAGTCATTGGCAATATTTTCGATGACCTGGGCGGCGCTGTAGTAACGGGTCGGGTTGTCCTGCTTGGCAGCGTCCACGAGCATCGAAAGAAATTCTTCCGCGTCCATGCGGTCGATGATGATTTTGTCGTTCATGATGGCTCCTTTCACTCAATGGCAGCTTCGATGCTGCTGATGACTTCCTCCAGGTTATCTACGGCTTCGGAGAGGTTGTCGCATACCTCGTCTGCCTTTTCATAGCGTTCGCTCTCCCGCATATTCTCAGGGATATTGTCGCGGTACTCTTCCTCCTCAGCCTGGAGGTCTTCGAGGCTGCCTTTCAGCTCCTCCAGCTGGTCGATGATACTTTGCAAATTTTTGCGGCGGATCTTGTTCATGGTTAGTCCTCCTCCCCATAATCTTCTTCAAAGCGGCCCTCGGTAATGCCGCCGTAGGTGTAGCCGTTGTCAAAACTCAGATAGACCGGCGTATCTTCATCGTACTGGGCGAGGAAGTTAATCAGCTCGCCGGCCGTCATCGTTCTGCGGATCTGATCGATGCCGTAACCTTCGCGGAAAGTAGAACAAATCAGCTTTTTCATTGTCGGCGCTCCTTTCTCAAAATCTGAATACCAGCCCTTTGACCTCGCGGCGGCCTGATGGATCGTGCAGTGGATCGCGGGTAACAGTTCCGACGCCCTCCAGATACGCGCCCTCGGCTACCAAGGCGTGGACACTTTCCATGAGCGCGGTTGACTGATCTGTGACGATAATCTCGTCAATATCAGCTGCGGTTAATGCAGCAACGAATTCTTTCATCACGCCGTCCTTAATCTGACTGCCCCACGGAAGCGCTCTGACCTCAAACATATCGGCTCGGTCTTCCGTGCTCTGCTCCCAGCTCCGGTATGCGTAAACCTGTCCGCGAGTGGGGTTCTTCTCCGTGTCGCGGAGTTTTTCAAAGTATTCCTTTACAGTATCTCTGTTGAGCATATCCAAAATCTCCTGCCTAATTTCATCGGTGATATTGATCTTCATCGTTGTTGCCTTTCTGCCCTCGTGACCTCCGGGGCGGGTTGGTGATTGATGGCGGTTATCTTCTGGCGTGGAGCGCGAGAATATAGCAACCGGGACTTTCCTGCATCTGTGCGTCGGTGCGCTTAGTAAACTCGGCTTCGTTCAGAAGAACGGCGGGGGCATAAATGTCAGCCTTTACGACATCGCCGGTTTTGGGGTCGTAATGCTTCACGGCGTAGACGGCGTGATCTGCGCCGCTTTTTGTCATATCCTGATAGGCGGCCCGTCGCACTTCGTCCAGCATAGCGGCGAGGCCGGAGGCATTTGTATAGTGCGGGACGAGGCGAGTGCTTCCGTCATGGAAGAAATACATGATGTTGGGATAGCTGTTCATTTTGCGTTCCTCCTTGATTTTTCTGCCTTACTCGGTTATAATCAAGGCGGCGGGAGTAAGGCTTCCCGCTCGCCTTTCGGGGTGTTTGAGTAGCGGCGCTTTAGCGGGGGTCGCTACTCTTTTTATGCCTTGACCTTGCTATCTCGCACGATCTTTGCGGCGGTAGCCGGGTCGTCGGCGGTTGCTTCAATCAGCTTTGCGATGTTCTCTAAGAACTGATTGAGCTCGGCGGTTGTCATCTCGTCCAAGTCCTCACTTCCTTTCGTAAGAGGCTTTCGACCTCTGCCTTACGAGTATATAGTACACCATTTTGATTTACTTGTCAATGGTTTTGATAAACTTTTTTGATTTATTTTCAAACTTTTTTAGTTGACAAGTCCACTCTTTTGATGTACTATGTGAAGTACAGAAAGGAGAGTGCATATTGTGTCGGTATCGGACAAGGTAAAGGGGCTGCTGGCTCTCTGCGGCAAGAAGCAGGTCGACATGGCTGCAAGCTTCGGAATGAGCAAGCAAACGATGGGAAACAAGATGAATCGCGGGAGTTGGTCTGCCAACGATCTCGCAAAGGCTGCGGAATTCTGCGGCTGCAAACTGGCGTTTATTATGCCAGACGGTCAGCAAATCATCATTGATGTTGAGGAAAAAGAAAAGGCCCCGGGCGAATGAACGCCCGAGGCCTCGGAGCAGGCTTAACGCTTGCTATGTATATCCGCGCCGGTGCGCGTCTTGACTCTGATCTCCTTGTTTTCCTCTCGGATCATCAGGTCTGACAGCTCACACCCCAGCGCCTCACAAATAAGATCCAGATGCTCCAGGTTTACCCTTTCTGCGATCTCATGGTACAGGTCATTGAGCGTCGAAGGTCGAATGCCTGTTGCCCTTGCAAGGTCAGCTTGTGACCACCTCCGCTCGCCAAGCCGGGTGGACAGTAAAATCCTAATCATAGCCATGCTCCTTTACGGTAGATTCTAACAACGATTTTAGAATCTCGCTGGATTTTGGTAGATTATAACGAAATCCGTTATGGCTATGAGAGAACACAAAGAGGCTACCACACAGGAAATTCCCTGTGTAGTAGCCTCTTTCTTTATTTCTTGGCATAGGCAAGTGGAAACACCAGGACAAATATCCCGCCGGTCATATAGACCGTTGGGGCAGAGCAAAAGCCAGGCGAACCGGCTTGGTTCGTCTGGCTCTGCTTTGGTGGGGGAAGGTGGATTCGAACCACCGAAGTCAGTGACAACAGATTTACAGTCTGCCCCATTTGGCCGCTCTGGAATTCCCCCATATGAAATTGTGGAGCTGGTGGACGGATTCGAACCCCCGACCTGCTGATTACAAATCAGCTGCTCTACCAGCTGAGCTACACCAGCAGTTCCCAACAGCAAGGATTATCTTAGCAGAACATAACCGATTTGTCAACAACTTTTTTCATTTTCATATTTATTTTTAGGAGGGATCTGATTGCGCACGAAAAAACGCTCCGTTTCCGCCGTGGTACGCTGCTCCATTTGTGGGCGGGAAATCGCGTCAGGAGAGGAATACTGGGTCTGCACCGACTGTCTACCTGACCTGGCCCGGCAGGAGCTCCTGCCCTGCCGGGTGCTCCGGGGAAAGGAGGACAGACTATGACACTGTTGGAAATGTCTGTTGTTTACGCGGAACACGCCGCCGTGATCCGAAGTCGGATCGTGGAGCTTCGCGGTCTGACCCGGCAGGAAACGGACCCGGAAGCCGTCCAGGCCCTCAAACGCCGGGTGGCGGCGCTGCTGCCCTTATGGCAGGAGGCCCGGGATCTGGCCAGACTCACCGCTCATTATTACGACTATGATAAGGAGGCTCACCGATGAATCAGATCAGTCTGGACGCCAAGGGCGGTCAATTTCTGGCAGATCTGGCCAACTGGCAGCGGGAAAGCGCCCCGGATAACTCTGCGGACCTGGAGCGGCTGCGCCGGAATCTGCGCTTTGCCCGCCAGCAGGTGCTCACGAAGCGGCAGCAGCAGATGCTGGAGCTTTACTACGATCAGGGACTCACCATGGGGCAGATCGCCGCCAAGCTCCATCTGAACCGCTCCACCGTCTGCCGCACACTTCAGCGGGCCAGAGAACGGCTTTATGCGTGTCTGCGTTATACCTTATAAGGACAGTTCAGTTAATCTTATAGGCGGTCCGTCTTGCGGTCCGGGAGAAAAGCCCGTATAATAGGGGCAGAATCGTTGATTTTACATCATACGCGTCTGCCCATGCCTATAAATTTTGGTGAAGAACGCACTTTTTCAAGCGGTCCATGCCATGGGCCCTCTATTCCCCACAGGAAGGCGCCCGGATCTGCGGCAGCTTTCTGAAATTCAGTCCGAAAAGGAGACAGCAATGGATATGAAACCGATCATTGTCATGGCCGGAACACCGGTAGATACCCAGATGGGCATGGACTGCCTCAGCACACAGGGATTGCCCGGCGTCTTTTGCCCGATATCAGAGGACCCCAACCAGCAGACGGCTTTTCAGATCTCTTCCACGGAGGAAAAGATCGACACCGTAGTCTCCCTTCTGTGCGCGGCGCAGCGGGAGCATAGCTGTGAAAAAGCCTTCATTTACTGCAATTCCCTTTCCGGCGCGCTGGATTTCCAGTTTGTTGCCCGGGAAACCGGCTTGAAGATCGTCACGCCGTTGGACGTTTACCGGCTGCTGGCGCCCAAATATCACTCTCTGGCCGTGATCGCCGCCAACGCTCAGG